CTTCTCAGCCTTTATAGTGTATGATATCTCAGAAGCGCCGTATCAAGTTGTAGCTACTTACCGTAACAACAATATATCACCGCTACTGTATCCTGAGGTCATTTATAATATAGCAACAAAGTACTTTAACGCTCATGTATTAATTGAGACTAATGATATTGGTCAACAAGTTGCTGATATTTTGCATGAGGATTTAGAGTACGAGAACATCATCTATACAGCAAAAGATCCAAAAGGATCTGTTGGTGTCTCACAAGGATTTGGAGGTACTGCTGTTAAGGGTGTAAGAACAACAAAGGCTACGAAGAAAGTTGGTTGTCAAAACTTCAAGGCTTTAGTAGAGAATGATAAGATTCTTTTGAATGATATAGATCTTATTTCAGAACTTTATAGATTTGTAAGCAATGGTCAGTCCTACGAAGCAGAAGACGGTAACGACGATCTTGCTATGTGTGGGGTTTTATTTGGATGGATTATGACTCAGACATTCATCAAGGAACTTACAAATTCTGATATTAGAAAAAGACTTGTGGAAGAAAGACAGAAATACCTAGATGAAGAAATTACCCCGTTTGGAATAATTTACGATGGCCAAGCGGCGGAAGAACAAGCAGTAATTACCGTCGATGACTTCACGAAATTCATGACAACCTAGTGGAGATTAGTAATATTATAAATAAAAAGAAACTCTAGTCTTTAGGAGAATAAAATGGCATTTCAAGTTAGTCCTGGCGTAAATGTATCTGAAATCGACTTAACAACAGTCGTCCCAGCCGTATCAACATCCGTTGGTGCTATAGCTGGTGTTTTTAAATGGGGTCCAGTTGGTAAAAGAATTCTTATTAGTTCGGAAACCGAACTAGTCAATGTGTTTGGTAAACCAACCAACCACAACCCTGAAACCTTCTTCACTGCAGCAAACTTCTTAGCTTACGGTAATGCTCTTTATGTTGTTAGAGCTGCTAACACTACTAGCGTTTCTAATGGTGTTATTTCTGCTATTGCAAACACCGGTGCAGTAAGCAATGCTCAAGTTTTTGTTGTTAAGAATGAAGACACATATGAACAAGTAAACACAGCAGTTGATACCGATGTTCTTTACATCGCTAAGTATCCTGGTGAGCTTGGTAACTCATTAAAAATATCTGTTTGCGATAGCGCAAATGCATATAACCTTTCTATCAATATCGAAGGTGGCGACGCTAACTTATCTAGTGGTGTAATCACTGCTACTGTTGGCTCTAATACATTATTAGTTTCCGTATCTAATACAAGTGCTGGTGACGGTACACTTTTAGAGCAAGCAAACACTCGTTTGAATAGTATCCTTGCTCAATTACAAGTTAATGACGTTATTGAAGTTGGTAACACTGTTACTGGTAAGCAGTATATGAAAATTACTGGCGTACCAACAGCAATGGGTACCAATGGTAGCTTCTCAAATAGTAGCCATAGATTCTTCTCTATTAGCTGTGCTTCGGCATATCAGTTAGCTGCCAATGTTTCTTCAGCTTCTATTAACAAGTATTGGGAATATTTCAACACTGTTGACGTTGCTCCAGGTATATCTCCGTATCAATCGTCACAAGGTAACACTACTGCAGTTGATGAAATGCACATTGTTGTTGCTGACGAAGATGGTAAGATCTCTGGTGTTCCAGGTACTGTTCTAGAAGTATACAAAGCACTTTCAAGAGCAACTGACGCTAAGACACCTGATGGCGAAACCAACTACTACAAAACAGTTATCAATCAAAACAGTAGATTCGTTTGGTGGGCAAATGATCGTTCAGGCGCTGGTTCAAATACAGCATTGAATATTGCTTCAATCAATACTACTCCTCTGTACTTGTCTTTCAATCAAGGTCAAGATGGTGACAATGAAGTCGATAATCCAATCAATTCTACATTGGCTGCTTACGACTTATTTGCTTCCCCAGAAGATGTTGATATTTCTTTGATCTTGACTGGTAAGTCAAAAGGTGGTACAAATGGCGAGCAGAAGGCAAACTATCTAGTAGATAATATTGCTGAAGTTCGTAAAGATTGTATCGTTCTGTGCTCACCAGATAAGGCTGACGTTGTTAATAACGCAGGTCTTGATGAAGCACAGGATATTGTAGATTTCAGAAACTCTTTAAGATCTTCTTCATACTTAGTAATCGACTCTGGTTACAAATATCAGTACGATAAGTATAATGACATCTTCCGTTGGGTTCCATTGAACGGTGATATCGCTGGTCTATGTGTAAGAACCGATTCAACAAGAGATCCTTGGTTCTCACCAGCTGGTTTCAATCGTGGTCAAATTAAGAACCTAGTTAAACTAGCATACAATCCAGATAAGGCAGACAGAGACGTTCTGTATAAGAATGGTATTAACCCTGTTGCAACATTCCCAGGTCAAGGTACTGTATTATTTGGCGATAAGACAGCATTGGCTAAGCCAAGCGCATTTGATAGAATCAACGTACGTAGATTATTCATCGTACTTGAGAAAGCAATTGCAACAGCTGCTAAATTCTCTTTATTCGAATTCAATGATGAGTTCACAAGAGCACAGTTTGTTTCTCTAGTAGAGCCGTTCCTAAGAGATGTCCAAGGTCGTCGTGGTATTTACGACTACAGAGTTGTCTGTGATGATACCAATAATACTGGCGAAGTCATTGATAGGAATGAATTTGTGGGTGATATATATGTAAAGCCAGCCAAATCGATTAACTTTATTCAACTCAACTTTGTTGCTGTTAGAACAGGTGTTGCATTTGACGAAGTTGTCGGTAAGTTTTAATTAAGGAGAAACATAAATGGCTTTTAATATTAATGCTTTCAAATCGCTAGTTAGTACTACCGATTTTGCAAGACCATCGCTGTTCCAGGTGTTCTTATCTTCACCACCTGGAGTAGCTCCACTGATCCCTTTCAGTGCTTTCCTTGTTCAGTCTGCTAGCTTACCAGCTTCAGCAGTTGGTACTATTACTGTTCCTTACGGTGGTAGAAACATCAAGATTGCAGGTGAAAGACAGTACGGAGATTGGTCAACCACAGTAATGAATGATGAAGGTTTCATCATCAGAAACGCAGTAGAACAATGGATTGAAATTATTAACCAGAGAACATCTAACTTTAGAGCGTTCCCTGGCGAGTACAAAGTTGACTTAACAGTCACTCAGTACTCTAAAAAAGGACCTCCACTCAAGATCGTTAAACTAGTTGGTTGTTTCCCAACCAGCGTTGGTGAGATTGCTTTGGATTGGGGTTCAGCAGACCAGATTGAGACTTTTAGTATTAATTGGTCTTACGACTACTGGGAATGATAAGGGAGGGGCAGTAGCCCCTCTTCTAACAAGAGGATAATATGGCCAGTTTGTTTGGATTTGAGTTTAAAAAAGCTATACCTGAAGAACCACTAGCATCGTTTGCTCCAGAGCAACCAGATGATGGTGCAGTAGTTGTTGCTGCTGGTGGTGCTTATGGTACTTACGTAGATTTAGAGGGCACTGCTAGAACCGAGGCAGAGCTTGTTACCCGTTATAGGGATATGGCCATCACAGCCGATATAGATCGCGCTGTTGAGGAGATCGTAAACGAAGCAATCATTCATGAAGTAGATGAAAAGGTTGTTGAGTTGAATCTTGAAGGGCTTGAATATTCCGATGCTGTAAAGCAAACCATTATTTCAGAATTCAATAACATAAAGAACTTACTTGATTTTGAGGGTAAGGCTTATGATATTTTTAGAAGATGGTATATTGATGGTAGATTATACTACCATGTAATCATCGATGAGAAGAATCCATCGATGGGTATTAAAGAATTAAGACAGATTGATCCTAGAAAGATCAGAAAAGTCAGAGAGAGTAAAAAGAGAAAGCACGATAAAACAAGTGCTGTTATTGCTCAAACTACCAAGGAATACTTCATATACAATGAGAAGGGCTACAATGCTCAAGGTATCGGTAGTGGTGCAACATCTTACTCTGCAACAGGTTTAAAAATTGCTAAGGATGCAATCGTCCACTGCACGTCGGGACTTATGGATACTAATGGAGCCATGGTCCTTTCTTATCTGCACAAAGCAATCAAACCACTGAATCAATTAAGAGTGCTTGAAGATGCTACAGTCATCTATAGAATTTCTCGCGCTCCTGAAAGAAGAATATTTTATATTGACGTAGGTAATCTACCGAAGATGAAAGCCGAGCAGTATCTTCGAGATATGATGGTCCGTCATAAGAATCGGCTTGTTTATGATGCATCGACCGGTGAAGTGAGAGACGACAGAAAATTCATGACGATGTTAGAGGACTATTGGCTTCCTCGTCGTGAAGGTG